TGGGCCGCAGGTCGGCCGACCTTGGCCGCGATCGCGGAAAGCCACTGAGCGCTCGGCTCGTAGATCGGCGCCATCTGGTTCTGGCCGCCAACCTGGTCAACGTAGGTGATCGAGCCGGGCGTTGTTGAGCTTGGCTGTCCGCGCAGGCTTGCAGGCGCCTGCATGGCTGGGTTCGCCCCAGTCTCTACCAGGCGGGCCGAGTTGCGCTCGTACAGCTGCAAGGCCTTGATGTCTCCAAGGCAGCGGCGGCCTGGGCCAGTACCGTAGCAATCGCCAGGCAGTGCATCCCACCGCATAACGGCTACCGGGAATTCATGGAAACCCTTCTGTTCAAGCACCTTCTCAGATGGCGCTGCCTTCTCCCACACCAGGCCAATGAACGGCAGCTTCTTGCTTACCTTTGACCCGGGCACGTGATCGGCGTTGGGCTCGACCATCTGCACGCAATCGAACCACTGGTCCTGTTGCGAATTATCCAGAGCGCTCTTGGCCTGGTTGCTCAGATTCTCCCTGCCGAACCGCTCAGCCATCTGCGCCGCGGTCAGCTGAAACTCACGGTAGAAGGTGTTGCACTTGCCGTCGGCGCCGTTTGCAACGTAGTACTCGCCGGCGGTGAACACCTCGCAGCGAATGCCCGTGCGCGGGTCAGCGTCAATCCAGATTGCGCCAGTGCCGAACACGCCCATTTCCAGGTACGAAACGTGCTGGCAGTTGTAGTAGTTGGAGCGC